TCCTCAGGCAGGTTGTTCTCGTCCATCTTCTGGGCTGCACTGAACAGTGCAGTGGCCAGTTGGGCGCCAGTGATCGCAGCCTTGCTGGTGGCGACGATCTTGATGCGGGTACCACCGGGCAGATCGGTGTTGAAGTGGGTGGCGGTGCGAGCTGCATTGGCAATCATGGCAGCCACGTTCTTGTCGAACGTGTAGGCCAGGGCATTGCCCATCTCAGCCGAGAACTGCGACCGGACGTCGTAGTGGTTCTTGGCTTCGTCGATGTCAGGCAGGAACACAGACGACACCAGCTTGTCGTCCACGTTGATCACAGCCTCAGCAACCTTCTGTTGGTTGCCGATGATCATGTTGCCCGGGGTGTGGTAGGCAGCACTGTTCAGGCCGATGATCGGGAACTGTGCGGACTTACCGGAGCTGATCGTGCGGACCTTGTGAAGGTTCTCAAACACGGTGGCCTTACGGAAGGCGGTGAGCACCTCCCCCGCAAAGACCTTCAGGAACATGGCGTTGTCACCTGCGAAGGATCCACCGCCAGTGTTGTTGATCAGACCCAAGCGGGTCGAATCAAAGTTTGGAGCAGCCATTGTTCTCTCCTAGAGAAGTTGGGTTGGTTTCCCCGACCTCTGCCTCCCCTACACCGAAGGGTTTCCGCCGCAGCGGGCCAACGTTTCAGTGAGCGGGTCTAGGTGAGTGCAGTGTAGGTGCTTGATTTGCCAATGAAAAAGCCCCGGACTGGTGGACCGGGGCTTCATGTAATCCGTGACGATCAGAACACCTTGGATCTGGCCAGCTTGGCAGCCACCTTGCTGCGGTATGCCGGGTCAGCCTTGTACTTGGGATCGGCCATGGCTTCGACCACCTGAGCGGTCGACTCAAACACGTCACCCTCACTGCGGGGAGAGCGACCACCCAGCAGCTTGGGCTCTCGCCCTTCTGCTGCGACGTACCTGCTGTGGATGCCAGCCACCGCCAACTTCACAGCCGACATCGGCTGGGTGTTGATGATGTTGTTGAAGGCATCCTGCTCCTCGGCTGACAGGTTGGACTGAGCCCACTCCATCATCCGGGTGTACTCCTGCTCACCGCCGTACTGCGCCTTGACCTCTGCCACCTGTTGCATAGACAGGGCAGAGTCCTTGGCAGCCTGGTAGTTGAGGCCATTGAGGTACGCCTCCACCATCTGGCGTGTGAAGCCAGCACCTTCCAGTGCGGTGTAGTCCTCCGCCGTCAGTTCACCCGACTGTTGCCAGCGGGTGTTCATGTCGGAGAAGTCGATGCCTGCCTCGTCCAGCTTGGAACCGATCAGGTCCCCGTATATCTCCTTGGCAGAGCGGGTCTCGGTGTCGGCTTCTTCAGCGTCACCATCGTCGTCCGCTTCAGCCTCAACAGCTGGTGCTTCCTCCGTGGTGCGCTTCCCAAACTTGGACTGCAGTTCCTTGTACGCCTTCTCCAGTTCGTCGACGGACTTGTACTTGCCAGCAAGGAGAGGCGCGTCTTCCCCCTCAGACTCCTGACCTTCAAGGGCCTGGAGCATCTCCACGTTTTCGGGAGACAGGGCAGGGGTTTCAGCTTGAACGATGGTGACTGGTTCGGGCATGAGTGGTTACTTGATGGTGATGTGCTGTGGACCGTCGACAGTGGCAACGGGTTGATCCTCCACCGCAGTGCGCTTGGGACGCACCTGGATGGTGGGTTCAGTGATGACGATGTCTTCGGACGGTGGGACGGGGACGGGGTTAGCCGGGCCCCCCAACAGGGAGACCTCCGGATTGCTGGGCTCCGATGTCGGGGAGCTGGTTGGGGACACCATCCTCTGAGAATTGCGGGCCATAGGGTGCTCCAGGTTGTGTGTAGTTACCGACCAGGTTGGCCAGTGCAGGTGACTTGAGACCTTGGCTCATCATCTCCTGCTGCTGCATAGCTTGCTGTTCTTCCTGAGCTGCTGCTGCTTCAGCATCCAGTTGTTCCTTGGTCTTCACCAAGTTTGTGGTGTCGATGGATTCGCTGTTCGCTAGACGACGCAGGGCTTCATCAACGTTGATGTACTTCTGCAGGACCTCCGGGCCAAGGGTCTGACCGACAGTCGTGATGAAGTCGATCAGCTTGTTGCGGTCATCGCCGCGGCCAATGGCTTCAAGGCCAGTGACCGGCTTGGGATTGACCAGCGCCTTGCCACCTTCACCCTTGGGGAAGGGAGGCAGCTTGCGTTGCTTGCGCATGACGTGCATCAGACGACGCACCAGTGGCAGCTGCAGCTCCTGGGTCAGGATGGAGTACAGGCCACCGATGCCAGCCTCCAGTTCCTGTGACATGTAGCGGATCTCCTCCGCTGTCACCCGTTCACCTGGTCGTTGGATGGCGGTGTTCAGCAGGAAGGCAAACTGCAGCCGCCCTTCGATGCGGTCGATGGTGCTGGATGCAATGCCCAGGTCCTGAGCCTTCTGGCTTTGGATGACGGTGACGTCGTTGGCATTGCCTTGGACGATGGCACCGTTGGGTGCATTGGCCAGGGTGCGGGGACGGGTAGTGCCGTTGGGGTTGACCAGGAACAGGATCTTGGCCGCGGCAGCACTGCCCTCCAGCACCGACTGATACAGGGACTCCAGTGCCAGCAGGTCGCCGTAGTACTCCTCCACGTAACCCCTGCCGTACTCCTCACCGTCGACACGGTTGAAGCGCAGAGGGATCCACGGGCTGACATCCTCATCGCACATGCCATGGGTGCCAGGGATCTCCTTGCCCTTGGCCTCCTGGTACCAGTGGCACTTGCCCTGCTCGTATTCGATGTAGGTGTAAAGCTTGACGGTCTTCTGGCTGGCGTAGCCAGGGCTCTCTTCATTCTCCGTTTCGGTTTCATTCAGGAAACCTTCAGGAAGAACCTCGGGGTAGACCTCCTCCTCCACCACGATCTCCGTGACGTGGCCCATGGGGTCACGACAGACGGCAAAGCGGTTGAGGTGGATGACCTTGATGCCATCCTCTGCGACGTACAGCAGGACGTTGCCACCCACCAGCAGGTGCTTGAACGCCTCATGCATGGAGGCCCGGCCATTGGCCGTCTCCAGGGCTGACATGACAGCGTGCTCCACATTGACCAGGGCACTGTCGAACTCAGCCTTCAGCTGGTCACCACCTTCTGTGGTGCGCAGGACCAAGTCATCAATCTCCAGCTTGAAGAAGGCGGAGTTAGGTGGGAACAGGGTGATCAGCAGTTTGCTGGCCAGGTAGTTCACGCCCCGTGCACCAAGGGATTGGTACGGGGTCTTCAGGGACCCACGGTCCTTGTCCCCTGCATCAGGGATGAGGGTGGGGATGGTGACCTTGCTGCAGTCCCGGGCCCGCTGCAGGTAGGGGTCACGACCAGTGACCAGCTGTTGGTAGCGAGCAGCCGCTGTGCGCTTGTCGTCGTCCTTGTAAGGAGACGACTGACGGTCAACGTTGCTGGTGAGTTTCAGATCCACGGGTTAGGAGCGCAGGCCGGACGGGACGTAGTTGCCAGGGATGATCAGGCCACTACGCTTGCCTCCCTTGGCTTCTCGCTTAGCGACCCTGCGTTCAATCTTGAGGGCCTTGCGCTCCTCCTTGGCGGTGGGAGTGGCGGCAGCAGTAGTGGTGGTGTCGACGGCCAGGGCAGCACTGGACCGTGCCTTGCTGCGACGTGGTGTGCCCTCGTACTTGGCGACACCCTCCCGTACTGCAGCGGCTGGCTCCTGCCCTGCCTGGGCAGCAGGGATGGACAGGTCAGAGCGCATGGCACGACGGCCAGAACCCATACGGGCCATGGCACCGGAGTCCACATCCGTGGCCATGGCAGCGGCCTCAGCTACAGGGTTGGGGGCAGGGGGTGGAGCAGCGTTGGCGATCTCAAACTGCTCCTCGTACTGCGCCTGGTTGACGGCAAGCTGCTGCCGTTGAGCTGCCATCTGCTCCTCAAACTGCTGCTGCTGGACCACCATCTGCTGCTCTTGGATCTGCCGCTGCTTCTTGGCGTCCTTCTTGGCGCTGCCACCTGCACACATGGGTCAGTCCTCGTCTTGCTGTTCAAGATAAACGGCTCGCAACATGCGGACCACTTGGCGTTGCCCGACGTACATCCAGATGGCACGGTCGTCATCGGCAATGTCGGGGCACTTCTCAGGGACCAGCTCCTCCAACTTCTTGACGAGGGCTTCATCAAGCGGAGGCCACAGGGAGTCATCCATCAATCTTCATGGCGGGGTCTACATCAGGCTCCCACAGCCGAACCTCCCCGGTGCCGAAGTCGTAGTCGTGGTACCGCAGGATCCTGGCCATGCGTGCATTGGTCACGGCATCCATGAACGACAGGCCCTGCTTCTTGTATGCAGCCAGCACCTTCTCCCACATGTCAGGCAGTGTGGTTACGCCGTCCAACAACTTCTCTGCGGTCTTGGGACCCACGCCCTTCAGTCCGCTGTAGTTGTCGGTGCTGTCCCCGCTCAGGGTCTGCAACATCCAGGTGCGGTCGGCCTGGGCTGGGGGGATAGTCTCCACCTCCTCTCCTGCCAGCAGTGAGCCGGGGACAGTGCGCATGTCCTTGTCGATGGAGACGATGACCGGGTCGGAGTACAAGCCATTGGTCGACAGCAGACCCATCACGTCGTCAGCCTCCAGGCCACGGCAGGTGCGGGCCTCGTAGTTCTGCTCCACCCACACCCGGATGTCACGCAATCCAAGGGGCTTGCGCTTGCCGATGCGGTTGGCCTTGTACTCCCGCCGCAGTTCATGGCGGAAGGTGGGGTAGTCGGAGAAGCACATCACCACCTGTCGGTCAGCAGCCAGGTCTTGCCAGTAGGCGACACGGCTGGTGATGAAGTCCTTCACGTCGGCCTGCTCCAGGTGCAGGGTGTTGATCCATTCATCCCACCGGATGTCGCACTCACATGCGGCACAGGCGGAATGGACCAACCAGTCAGCGTCAATCAGCAGGGTCATGGTTCAGATGATGGTTTTGGTGTTGTCGTTGAGTTCGGGTGCCGGTTGCTTCTTGGCAGGTGGCACGTAGCCCCAGTGGCCAAGGAACTCCCGGGCTGCTGCACCACTGGGCAGGTTGGCTGGCCACTTAAGGGCCTTGGCTGCTTCGTTGGCAGTGCTGCACAGCTGAGCGATGCGCCCCTCTGTGAACACCACAAAGCAGTGGGTGCCACTGTCCTTGTAGTAGGCGACGGAGATGCTGGTCTTGCGGTCAGGCGTGGACCAGTAGGTAGGGCGCTCGTCTGCCATCAGAAGAACCGGATGCCTCGCCATCCTTCGACCCGCTCCATCACCTTGTTCTTCCAGCGCACGGACAGGGGAGGGAGGTGGACCTCCACAGTGTGGAAGGTGTGGGCGCAGTCAATGCAGATGAGTTGGCGGATGGTGGTCTCGGGTCCTTCTTGCCGGGTGTTGATCACCCGCTTGTTCTTGCTGTCGCATTGAGGGCAGTTCATGTGGTGGGTGTTCCGAAGTAATGGGCCATGGGCACGACCAAGCGGCCAGTGTCCGTGTCGTAAAGGAGCTTGTCGCAGAGACCTGTCGTACCGCTGAAGCGGTTCTTCAGGACCCGTAACTGCAGCTCGTTGCGGGTGTGGGCTTCACCCTGCTGGTTGCGTTCGGCCCCGATGACCAGGTCCGACAGCTGGGCAATGGCATGGCTGCCACGCAAGTGGCCAAGGGAAGTAGCTGCCCCTTCCTCATGGCCGCGGCCCTCGGGTCGCTTGAGGTGGGACACCAGCACCAGTCCTACACCAGTCTGCTCCACAACTTGGCGCAGCTTGGTGCAAGTGACATCAATCGCACGACGCTCATCCAGGTCAGTGAGACCAGAGATGACAATGGTGAGGTGGTCCAGGAAGACGACGTCACACCCTTCACCATCAGCCAGGTACCGGATCTTGTTGAGCAGATGGTCCGGGTCCATGGATCCGAAGTGGTCGTAGAGGTAGCAACGCCCTGTGCTGAACACACGGTCAAAGCCATCCCTGATCTCCTGCTCGGTGGCAAGGGAGGCATCCAGGTGGATAGGTTTGTTCAGCTCAATGCCGACCACCCCCTGCATGGTGCGCTTGACGCTCTCCTCCAGGGCGATGTACCCCACCCGCATCCCACCCCGCAGGAACCAGTGGGCCCACTCCCTGCAGATGGATGACTTGCCGATGCCACTGCCTGCACAGAGGGTCACCATCTCCCCCTTGCGGAAGCCGCGGGTCATGCGGTCCAGCTCAGGCCACGGGTAGGAAGCGACGGCTGCCTCAGTGGGCTTGATCAGTTCATCCCATAGCTCGCTGGCATTGACGATGCCATCGGGCCTGGAGGGTGTGGCCTTCCACAGCAGGTCGCGCAGCAGGCCGCCTTCCCCTGCCTGCAGCATCTCGTTGGCGTCCTTGCGGGGCAGATGGCAGATGGCCACCTTGCCCAAGGGCAGGACGGTGAGTGCATC